AGTAGTGTACTCCACAATTCAAAACATAATCTCCGTAATAAGAAAATGACTGACTTTGTGTTCAACGATGTACCACAACGGGCTACGTCTACGTTTGATCCGGAGGCGGCATATGTGGCATTTGAAAATCGTTTCAGAGCGAATCTCACTGTTGATGTCGCTCGAATTTTCTTCCTCAACCAGAAGAAGGCCAAGGATCGTCTTGCTAAGACGGCGAGAGCAACTGTTGATATTACGTTTGGAGGGGTCGTCTTTCCAGTGGTTAACAACCATTATCCAGAATACCAACGGAATCCGGTGCCAGATGACGGCCTTACCTTGCACAGGCTCTCTGGGTACCTGGCTAGATGGTTGATCGATCAATGCAATGCAAGCCCTGTCCGGATGACCGAGATCAGGACAAAAGTGATTATTCCTCTTGCAGAAGTGAAAGGTTGCACCTGGAATGATGGTGCATCAATGTACCTCGGATTTGCTGCTGGAGCTGAAATGTTTCTCCAGAGCTTCACATTCTATCCTCTAGTGATAGAAATGCAGAGAGTCTTGAAGGATGGAATGGATGTAAACTTTATGCGCAAAGTATTGCGCCAAAGATATGGGACCAAAACCGCAGAACAATGGATGAGAGATGACATCGTTGCAGTTAAAACTGCATTTGAGGCCATCAATACAATCTCATGGGCCAGATCTGGATTCTCTCCTGCTGCAAGAGAGTTCTTGCGCCAATTTGGCATTAACATCTAAAACATCTAGGAGATGTTCAAAAAATATAAAAAATAAAAAAACAAAATAAAAATAATAAAAACAAAAAAACACAAAAAAATAAAAGTACTTGGCTTTGCCAAGTACTTAAAATCAGCTGCTGAGCTCCGGCTTGGGTGGTTGGGGCAAAGTGCTAATTTAAGGCATTGTAATTATTATTGAATTGGGAGCACACTACTNGNGNANNCNCAATA